ACGTTGAGGATGTATCGCTTCTTGGCTGTCCAGATACCACGATCCGCGATGACCTCACGATCCATTTCCATACGAGGAGTGTAGCCATTCATTACAAAGAAGAATTCTTGATAAGCTTTGTCAAGGATAGGTTTGAAATGATCCGAACAGATTTTATCGAGGAACTTGACAGGATCCTTTGGTGCAAACTTATTGACAACCGGACCCATGTTAATATAGACCGAGTCAGTATCAATCGCAATAACATAGTCCTTGTCAGTGCCAAGCAACTTGTTCATTTCTTTGTTGATTGCTTGCTCAGCCCAACGGATAACAGTTTGACCGGTGAGAGTAACGGATTCAGCCAAGGCGTTATCGAAGTACTTAAAGTACTTGTTGGCCAATGCACCATACAAAGAGTTGAGCAGGATCTTAATCGCCATCTGGTTATTTTCCAGCTGATTGATCGTAGCTTCCAGAGCTTTGTCCTTTGTTTGTTCGTATAGTGACTGTGTATCCAGCATCTTACGCTTGATTGTCTTACGCTCAGCATAGTAGTCAACAATCAACTCAGGAATAATACCCTGAGACTTTTTAGTGAACGGAACACCTGATGCACATACTGCATAGTCCTCACATACCTGATTGGATCGGTCATGCTTATTGAGATAATAGTCAGGACCCTGAGGAAAACGATACGTGTAGTCTTTATATAGATTTTCTGGTGAGATGTTCTGCTGCACAATAATGTTAGGATACAGAGAGTTCAAGTCAAACGATACAACCCAGTCATGAGCACCAACGTGTGGATCCTTTACGTAACCACCAGCAATAGACTTACTTGAATTTTCTTGGTTACCGTAAACAGCATACGGAACTTTATCGATCTGCTTGACAGGTGAGATGATGTTCTTACTCAATAGCCGGCGATAGATAATTGATTCCCATATGTTAGTGGTACCAAAGGTATCCTGTAGGTTGACACCACCTTTATACGCCATAGTCAAGGCAAGAGAGATGAGCCCCATCTTCTGGTCAATACGGTCAACTAGCTGAACGTCCTTGATGTTATAGTCAATAAACTTCTGGTGGTCTTCCTTGTACAGTGTGTACAGGTTACCGTGTTCTTCATATGATAGTTTCTTTTCACCAACAACTACATAACCAATATGGTCAAGCTTGTATGATTCTTGAGCACCGTATGAGTATCCAAACTTTTGGAATAGTTCAAGGTAATCAGCCTGTTGAATACCAACCAACTCATATGCTGGTAACTCACGTTGCATCTTCTTGACGTTACGTTCGTTCACCATGTTCCAAGGAGATAATCGTTTGACAGCTTCCTCGGATCCGATCAGGCGAATACGATTTACAAGGTATGGAATATCAAAGAACCTACAGTTCCAACCGGTAATAACATCAGGATAGTTCTTTGTCCAGTATCCAAGAAACTTAGCCAACATTTCTGGTTCAGACTTACAGTGATGATACTGAATCAAGTCACCTTTCATATCGATCTCTGTCTTTTCAGAATCATACGAGTCAAGTCCCCAGACCTGATAGACCGAGGACTTGCTAGACTTGAGTGCAATAGAGATGATAGGATAAGCTGCTTCCTCTGGTGTAGGGAAGCCGTCGTCAGATGCAACCTCGATATCGAAGTTGACTACGTTTACGTGGTTAATATCAAACTTAATGTCATCAGGATACAGGTCTGTAATGAACTGATGGATATAGTTTGTTGTACCATATATCTTAAAGTTGTCTGTGCCATCATACATTTCGATGAAGTCTTTGGCCTCAGACATTTTTTCAAATTGTTTTTCTTTTAAGTACCCGCCGTCAAAAGCTTTGTACTTACTTTCTTTGTCCATAGGCAGATATAGCTTAGGACCGAACTTATGCCGCTTAGCGACCGGTGTACCGTTGTCAGTGTACCCACGGTACAGGATAGAATTTCCGTAACGATTAACAGAAGTATAGAATGCCAATATAGATCCTCCAGGTTTGAGGCTATTATATAATAAAAAAGGGGTGATGTACACCCCTTAATTTAATTGTTTTCCCAAAAGGATTCAAAGTTTTGTATATTTTCTGGTGTACCTGTCACCGTGATTTCCGGATTCCCACCGCCTGGTCCTTCCGTAATCCATGAGACCATTTTAAGGTTGTATTGGTCCAATAGTTTTAGAAAGTCGAAGAGGGGGCAATCATATGCGATGTCAAAAGAATGTTCCATGTTTTAGTCTCCTTCATTAATATAAAGTAGTCTACCACAGTTTAAACCAATTGTACACCATAAAATGCACTTTACATCACTTTTTTTCGGAAACGAACGTATACATTTCATTGGCCTTTTCCATGACCTCTTCCATTGTATACATTTTTGGGATATATTTGTTCCACGCTTCGGTAGCTAGTTCCATGTTTTCTTTATTTGCTTCAAACATGGTTTTTGCAATTTCCATTTGCGTGTCGTATTGTTTGTCCAACATGCTCTTTGCCATTGCTAGAACGTCGGTACGAATTTGATAAGGATTAGACATAATAATCTCCTGTGTCTGTGTTTTGTGATCTGAGGGGCCAGAGATCCAGCCCCTCTGCTGTATACTTATATCAGCCTTTCAGCTTTGCTACTTGCATCATGCAATTTTTTGCTAGGTCGTGTTGACCTTGACTTGCAAAATGAACAGCAGCTCTGCTATATCCAACAACTTCACACCAGTTCATAAAACCAGCCCAAAGTTTTTGGAACCATGAACGATGATCGATAGTAACTGTATCTACTAAAAAAGCCATTAGACAAATCCTTTTAAGTTAGGGTTAAAAGGAGAGATAAGATGTGATTGTTTCATATCTGCATCTTGTCTAGCAATAGAATAGATATCGCCTCTTGCAATACCAATATCGTTCAATTCTGCATCAGTTAGCTTACGCAATTCATGTTCTGTTTGTCTGATTGCTTTAGCCATCTGATAGTTGTTAATCAGCTTCAGTAAGAAGCTCTTTAGTGTCTGTGTCATTTGTTAATTCCTCGTAATGACCGATTGCGATTTTACGAGGACGCATTTCTTCGGGGATGACGACTTTCAGTTTAACTGACAAGACACCGTCCACTAGATCTGCTCCGTGTACTTGTACGTATTCTGACAGCCTAAAGGTGCGTTTGAACTTCTTCGTGGAAATACCACGGTGAATGTACTCGCGACCTAACGATTTATGTTCACCCGAAATAGTCAATGTACGATCTTTTACTTCGATTTCAAGTTCGTCACGTTTAAATCCCGCAACGGCAAGCTCAATGAGATAGTTATCTTCATCGGTCTTAAGAATATTATGTGGGGGATAATGATCGTTTGCGTGACGAGCTACATGGTCTAGCTCATTCATTAAATGGTCAAATCCAACAAAGGATGAACGTGGGAATAGTGATTGTACGCCTGTCATATGTATCTCCTTTATGCAAGCAAGATTAAAAATCGGAGCCGGACCATCCGCACTCCGATATTATTTATATAGTTATAGCTATTACAAAATTAAATAGCCGCTATTCATTTATTTCCAATATTATACTTCGGACACAGTTCCCACTGGTCTTTTTCTTTATAAGAAATAATTTTGATCTGCCTCAGAGGAGCAACGTTGAGTTCTTCTTTACGAACGAAATCAATGAGTCCCCAATCGCTCAACAATGTGGCAATCGTATTTCTTCGTGCAATATCGTTTTCTTCGAGATTTGCTTTCTTCCCATCTAACATAAACAGTTCTTTAAAGTGGACGATAAAGTATCGACCTTGTTTATGAAGGATGTGGCATGATTGAAACAACTTACGGTCTTTGCGTGATGCTACACCAATACGAGTAAGCGTTTCACGAACCTTTAAAAAGTCATCAGGCTCGTTTAGTGTGACCTCCAACATGGTGGTAGGAGACCATTCAATTACATTATTTTCTTCCACCTTTGCTCACCTTCTTTTCTAATTCTTTTATTTGCTCAGGTGATAAGAGTGTAAGAGCTTGCTTTGCTTCGTCGTTGCTGTAGCCATAATACTCTTTTACCACTTCAATATCACGTACTAAGTCAGGTTTATTCCATTTCGAAAAACGTTTCCGCTTTCTGACAATATTTATAAGAAAATGAAATTGAAGCTTTTTATCGAGGTGAGCATACATGTTCATCTCGTTAGCTATAGCTACAGTGTCTGGAAAGTAAGATAGACCACGATTGACCATAAAAGCATTGTACTGCTTTTCAGTAACATCGTCAATCATTATATCTTCTTTAGTGAAGTTAATCGCGTTTAAATAATCAAATGGACTCATAGTGCTCGTATCACAGTTTGCATACGCATAACATCAAGTGCAATGTCATGGCGTGGGTCATGATGAATAAATGATTGTGCACACCCGTCAGGCATGAACTTATTATCTATATCAGATCCCCATAGCAATCCGTCAAGGAAAGATCGAGTATCTCGAACATTCCACCAAGGATACGGTACACCCTTGTTGCATGAGTACAAAAGCTTTTCCATAAGAACAGGATCGAACATATTTCCACGAGTATAGACTCGACGAATATCATTCATTCCCTTTGTGTATTCTGTCATAAAGTTCCAAAGGTCAGAAATAGATGCATCACTCGGTGAGGGCTTGAGTTGCTCCTTGGCCTGCTCTGTCTGCTGATCCCACCACTTTAAGGTAGTTTGCTCAATCTTACGTTTGTACTTCTTTACCTGCTCTTCTACATTAAACTTAATGAATCCGGTTTGTTCTACCAAGTCATCGTAGTTGTACGGATCCAAAGCATAGTTGTTTTCATTAAAACGAAGAACAGCCAGTGATATGACTACTCCGTCGTACTGGTTACCCAGTGTTTCAAAATCGTATATAATACAATCATCCATTATTTAAAACTCACGTTTGCCATGATCTCTGTCATACATGCTACAACATTCAGTTCATGGTCTGCCACGAAGGCGTCTTTATATTGATAGTCGGCAAGGATAAGGATGAGCTGTGGAATGGAGTGTGGTTCTACGTATTCATTCATATTATCGTAGAGGCCACGGAAGATACCGACCGTGTCTTGATCCATGTTATTCACAACCCAAGAACGCATCTTCTTGAAGTTCTTGTCCTTTAAGCTGGTGGCGAGTTCAGCAAAACTGCTATCACTAGTCCGATGACTACTGCCGTCAATCCGAGAGCCACCAATGCTCCTACGTTGTCCTTCATTTAATACCCTTCTCCAATCTGGAGCGTACTTCATAATAAGATCAGCTACAGCCTTTTCTTCATAAGGTACGCTTTCTTGATCTAATATGTATACGAAACGTTTAAAAAATTGGGCTGCAAGACCAGCTAAATCTTTCTTTGTCGTATTAAATTCATAGACACCACACCGAGAGTGCAGTGGCTCGATAATACGATTCTTAAAGTTACATGTAAGGATAAACCGACAGTTGTTTGCAAACTCTTCCATGAAACCACGAAGAGCAGGTTGAGTTGACTGTGGATTCAAGTAGTCAGCCTCATCGAGGATAACAACCTTGTAACCACCCTGTAAAGATACCGAAGATGCAAACTGTTTAATCTTACCACGTAGGGTATCGATGTTACCTTCTTCAGATCCGTTAATAATAATATAGTCAAGTCCTAGCTCGTTACACATAGCTTTGGCTACTGTAGTCTTACCAAGACCAGCTGTACCAGTGAACAGCATGTTAGGCATGTCACCAGTATCGACAATTTTTTGAAATGTATTTTTTAAGTCAGTAGGTAAGATAGTATCGGCCACCTTTCGTGGCCGGTACTTCTCAACCCATAAAAAATCTTTTGACATTTGCTCTCCTCATAATATAATAGTATTGTAAATCAATTGTGAGCAAATGTAAACTAGTCAGATGAGGCTGCCTCTTCTTCGTTATGGTTTTCTACGATTTGAATCAATTGAATGCATTGATCGCGTAGTTGACCAATAGTGCTGAGTTCTTCACCTTTGAATCCACCACGTTGTGTAATGGCATCGATGACTGCTACGGCCGAACGGCCAACACGGTTTCCTAGATCGTATACTTGAGTATGATCAGACATAAAATTCTCCTATTAAGCTTTGTAGGTTGAGGACTTTTCGAGGGCTACCCAGTACTTCAGGTCCATCTCGTCTGAAGTGCTGGTGAACTGTGAGATAAGCTTCGATGAGATTTCTACCTTATAATCAGAAGGAATCATACGAAGGTTAGCAATGTTTAGAATAAAGTTAAAGTCTTCTGACTTATATTCTCCATCAACGTCGATGGAATATGTATTCGATGTACTGTTAGTTGTGTCTACAACTGTAAGTGTAACCACACCGTTTGAACCAGTAATCGATACCTCGCTGTGGCCAAGAGCAGAAGCAGCACGCTTCAGGTTAGCCAGTGTTGCTTGATCCAACATAAACGTAACTTCAGGATCCGGCATATTGATAGGCTTGCTCGGTGAAGTAAGCATCTCAGTATC